GATCATTATTTACTTATAATAATGGTGTTTATAAACTTAAAATTGAGGGTACAGGTTCATCAGTTAAAACTATAACAGCAGATCATGTAGTAGGTGGTGCAAAAGTATTAGGAGAAAGAAAAAATAATAAATTTAATCGAGTAATAGGAACTTATGTAAACCCATATAAGAATTGGCAGAATGATACAGTTTCTTTTCCACCAGCAGATGACAGTAATGTTGTAACAGAATTTAAACACGCAACTATGCTTTCAGCAGATAACGATACTTTGCTAGAGGGTAATTTTGAGTTCCCTAATGTAACTAATACTTTTAATGCAGAGGCTTTATGTGAGGTAATTTTAAGAAGATCAAGAAACCAATTACAAATACAATTAACTTTAACTTCAGAATTTTTAGAATTAGAAATAGGCGATATAGTTGCAATCACTTATGCTAGTGGTGGATTTAATGCCAAGCCATTTCGTGTTTTAGGTATTGAAATAAATGAAGATTTAACTGTTAATGTTCAGTTGTTTGAGCATCAAGATAATTTTTATGATTTTAATACTAAAAATCCTATTCCAACAATACCAGATACAACTTTACCTAATCCAAATTCTATACAAGCACCAGCAATATCATTATCAGATGAATTATTTGAACTATTTGATGGTTCAGTAGTTTCTAAATTAATAGTTGATATTACAAGTACAGATGCTTTTACAGATCAGTTTGAAGTGGAATACAAAGAATCAACCTCATCAAATTATAGATTAATGCGTAGAGGTTCAAACTCCATTGTAGAAAAATATCCTGTTAAAGAGGGTACTATCTATGATGTAAGAGCAAGAGCAATAAATGCTGTAGGTGTTAAATCTACTTACACATCAGGACAACATGAAGTTAATAGTGCATTTACTCCACCAGATAATGTAACTAATTATTCAATAGATGTAGTAGGCGAAAAACTTTTTCATTCTTTTGATGCTGTAACTAACCTTGATCTTGATTTTTATGAAATAAGATTTACTTCAAATACTAATGAAACAGCTTATGCAAACACAACTGTATTAGTACCAAGAATAGGTAGACCAGCAACAAGTGTTACAACACCATTTGTAGGAACAGGAAAATACTTTATAAAAGCTGTAGATAAATTTGGAATAAGATCAACCGACTTTGCAAGTCAAGTTATATCAGCACAAGTTCTGGCAGAAAAAATAGAAACAGTACAAACTTTAACAGAACATTCTGCATTTACAGGAACTAAAACTAATGTTGTAGCTGTAGATAGTAAATTACAATTAGATACATCTATCAACTTTGACAGCCACACAGGTAACTTTGATGATGGTCTTGGTTTCTTTGATGGTGGTTCAGGTGCAATAACTTCATCTGGTACTTATGCTTTTGCAAATGCTTTTGATTTTAATTCTGTTTTAAAATTTAATGTTCTTTTAGATTCATTTATTGTTAATAATATTAATTTTGTAAATAACTTTGATTCTGCGTCAGGTAATTTTGATGCAAGGCAAGGATTGTTTGATGGTGGCTCTAATGCCTCTATAGATACAAATGCAATATTACAAGTTTCAACTTCTCAAGACGCCTCTACTTATACTTCATTCCAAGATTTTAAAGCTGGAGATTATGTTGCAAGAGCAGTTAAATTTAGAGTTAAATTAACATCTAGTAACACACAAGAAAGCCCACAAATTTCTGCATTAGCACTTAAATTATCTTTACCTACTAGAACTGAAAAAGGTAGTAATATTTCTAGTACAACAAGCACATCAGGAAAAACTATTACTTTTGGTTCAGAGTATTATCAAACTCCATCACTAACTGTAATTGGTCAGAACATGGCAACGGGAGATTTTTTCACAATTACCTCTAAAGGAACTGCATCTTTCGTGGTTGAATTTTTTAACAGTTCTGGTAGTACTGTTGATAGAACTTTCGATTATCAGGCAATCGGAATTGGACAAAAACAATAAAAATGATATAAGATTAATTTTATGGCACAGCACGATTATATAATTTCAAACCAAACTTTTCCAAATACTAGAGCAGATATTAACAATGCTCTATTAGCAATTTCAAGTAATAACTCAGGAACATCAGCACCTACTACTCAATATGCTGGACAATTCTGGCTAGACACAAATACTCCATCAAGTACAACATGGAGTTTATATATACATGATGGGTCAGATGATATTTTATTTGCACAAATAGATACCTCAGCAAACACAGTAAATTTTATAGATTCTGCATTAGCAGATAATGTTGTTATTAGTACATCAGGTGCAGTTTCAACAACAGGTGCTTTTACTGCAAATGGCACAATAAAACTAGATGGTAACTATCCAACAGGAACGGACAATGTAGCATTAGGAGATACTGCTTTAGATAGTGTTCAATCTGGTGGTAATAATAATGTTGCTATTGGAAATAAAGCTGGTACAGCAATTACTACAGGAGATGCTAATACATCAATAGGTGGTTGTGCTTTACATTCTAACGCAACAGCTTCGGATAACACAGCAATAGGTTTTAATAACTCATTTACTAATACAACAGGTACAAATAATACATCAATTGGAAGAAGTGCATTTTATAATAATACCACAGGTAGTGGTAATATATCAGTAGGAAACGAAACTTTAAATGCAAACACAACAGGTGCAAATAATACTGCTGTTGGACTTTGTGCTTTAAATGATAACACAACAGGTCATTCAAATACAGCGGTAGGTTTTTGTGCTTTAAAACTTAATAATGGTACAGACCCTGATGAAAATACAGCGGTAGGTTTTTGTGCATTACAAGCTAACACGACAGGTACTACTAATACTGCAATTGGTAAAGATGCTATGAAACTTAACACTACAGGTGTTACAAATGTAGCAGTTGGTTGTGGAGCTTTAGACGCTAATACATCAGCATCTTCTAATGTAGCAGTGGGTGGAAATGCTTTAGGTGCTAACACAACAGGTACAGCTAACACAGGAGTTGGAGTTAATTCTTTAAAAGCTATAACAACAGGTTCTAATAATACTGGTTTAGGAGCTGGTGCTGGACTTTCTATTACTGAGGGAACTAATAATTTAGCACTTGGTAAATCAGCTTTAGTATTTACTACTACAGGTGATCACAACATAGCTATGGGAGAGGATTCTGTAAGATGTAATACAACAGGAGATTACAATATAGGTATAGGCGTAAATGCACTACATAAAAATACAGCAAGTAGTAATATTGGTATTGGTAGAAATGCTGCATCATGTACCACAACAGGATCAAGTAATGTTGCGTTAGGAGATAATGCTTTAAAAGTAAACACAACAGGTTGTAATTCTACTGCTGTTGGTTATCAAGCATTAAAAACACAAACAACTGGTCGTGACAATGTTGCAGTAGGTTACAATTCCTTACTAGATTTAACAACAGGAGAATATAATGTTGCAGTGGGAAGGCAAGCTGGAGAAAATATAACAGGAGGACACAGAAATACTTATCTAGGTTTAAATGCTGGTGGCTCAACAACAACAGGTTGCTGTAATGTAGCAATTGGTCAAAATGTTTTTTATCTTCACACAACAGGAATACATAATGTTGCAGTAGGATCAGGTGCTGGAGAAAATATTACAACAGGAAGTAATAATGTTGTTATTGGTAAAGTTTCTGGTTCAGAATCTGCTTTGTGTAATATTACAACTGGTTCAAACAATGTTGTTATAGGAAATAACTCAACTACTAATGCCTTAATTAAAGTTGATTGGACAGTAACTTCAGATTTAAGAGATAAAATGAATATTGAGGAAGTTCCTCATGGATTAGATTTTGTTAATCAATTAAATCCAATTAAATATAACTTTAAAAAATCAAGAGAAAATGAAACACCTAATGGTAAAGCAAGGTATGGTTTTAAAGCACAAGAAATTTTAGAACTTGAAGGAGATAATCCAGTTATTATTGATAATGATGATACTGATAATTTAAAATTAACAGGTGCAAATCTAGTACCAGTATTAGTCAATGCAATTAAAGAATTAAAAGCAGAAATAGACGAATTAAAAAATAAATAATGCTTAATACATATATTGTAGAGGGTGGAGTTGGTAAGTGTGTTGCATTTACATCTTTAATTCCAAAACTTAGAAAAAAATCAGAAGTTCAAATATACACACCTTACATAGATTGTTTTGCTGGAAACCCAGATGTTAAAATGGCATTTGAATCTACACTACCTTTACAAGACCCTAGAATAATGGCATCAGATAATATTTATTATAGTGAGCCTTACAAATCTAATTTTCAATTTGGCAAACAACATTTAATAGAAAGCTATTGTGAATTACATAATGTTGAGTTTGATAAATTAATGAAACCAAAAATTTATACAGATAGACATAAAGATAGTGTTAAAGAATGGTTAGATAAAAACGAAATAAAAAAATATATATTAATTCAGTTTTCTGGTGGACAACCTAAATGGAACTATGGAGAAAATGTTCAATATCAAAACATAAACCCTAATAGAAATTACCAACCTTTTTTAGCACAACAATTAGTGAATATGTTATTAGAAGAATATAAAGATACAACTATTATTAATTGTGTTTTACCTAACGAACCACATTATCAAGGTACAATTAGATGTGATCTTCATTGGTCGCAAATACATGAAATGTTAAAAGGTTCAGAGGGTTTTATCAGTATAGATAGTTGCTTAAATCACTTTTCAGCATCAGCAGAAAAACATGGAGTAGTCATTTGGGGTTCTACAAGATGGACACAGTTTGGTTACTCACATAATAAAAATTTACAATTCCACATGGATAATAAGTGGGAAGAAGAAAAATTCATTGATAATGACCCTAGAAACAACATGGTTGAACCTAAATTAATTATTGATGAATTTAAAAAACTTGATACAAATAAACCCGTTGCACTAGCAACAGAATAGGAGAAAACATGGCAAGAACAACAGAAGAAAAGGCTCAAGACTATACAGCTATGGGTCATTCAGTAACACTTATTAATGAAGTGATTGCTGGAACACAAATGGCAGATGAATCAGCCGAAGATAGACAATCTTGTGTAGACAGAAATGTGGAACACTTAGAGATTATGGTTGCTAAAGATGATTGGGGTAGTGAAGATATGACTACTATTAATTCAGCAATTACTGCTGGTCAAGGTTATACAGCAAGTTAAGGAATCTACATGATTACTATTGATGGTAAAGACTATGCTAGAGAAAAGATGTCAGATGAACAATTACAATTATTTGGCATCATCTCTAATTTAAGTAACGATAAACAAGAACATTTAAGAAAAGCAGAACAAAAAGAAATATTAATACAGCATTACATAACTAAGTTTAAAGAAGCTACAGAGAAACCAGAAAAAGAAAAGTAGGTATTATGAATTTGAGCAAACATTTTACTTTAGAGGAGATGGAAAAAAGTTCTACAGGAATTAGGCTTGGTATAAAAAATAAAGCTGGTAGTGGAGAGATTAAAAACTTAGGCGATCTTTGTTATGAAGTATTAGAGCCTGTAAGAGTAAAATTTGATAAACCTGTTACAATTACTTCTGGCTATCGTTCTCCAGAATTATCAGTAGCTATTGGCAGTAAATCTACCTCACAGCACTGTTCTGGAAATGCAGTTGATATAGAAGTATTATCTGTTTCTAACCTTGAGGTAGCTTTATGGATTCAAAACCATTGTGACTTTGACCAACTAATCTTAGAGTATTATACAGGCGAACCTAATAGTGGTTGGATTCATGTTTCATATAAAGATGGCTCTAATAGAAAACAAGTGCT